GGAATGTAGTTTTGCAGTAACTGGTTAGTTAACTGATTTTGTTGCGTTTGTTCGGGGGTTACTACGGCACTCGAAGAGCCAGAAGATGCGCCACCACCAAGAGATATACCCATTATTGCCCCACATTGTTGTTAGGCATCCCCATTTGGGGTTGTCCTGAAGTTGCTGAATTTGTCGTATTTCCCTTGCCCATTGGCAAATTAGGAGTCGAACTTGTAGGGGTGCTAGAAGAATTAGCACCAATGGTAGGATACTGTGGCAGCGTAGTCGGTTGAGGATTCTGAGATGTTCCCAAGGGAGGGTTCATCTGGTTGCTCATATTCTGCATCGTTGTGCCCATATCGTTCCCTTTCTGGAATTTTAACTAGATTTTGTGGTATTTGCTAATCTTTGTTTATCAACATAATGCCACAAGTCATCGTTTCTATATGTTCCTGTTGGCTTGTCGGGTGCCCAAGAAGTGGGCGCTCCATTCAATTCTTTGTAATCATCCCCGTTTACTGTGAAATTCTCGAATTGCTGGCCCATAATGAACTCACCCGTGTCATCAGTTTTGCCCACAAGAAAGTTTACACATGTGCCTGGAACTTCATTTATTGATCCAATAGCTTCAAAAATTGTCGATGCAGGTATATTGACTGTTCTCATTATGTTGCCCAAGCTGGTATTTGATAAGATGTTCCACCAATGTAAACTTCAATCCAAGTATTAGATGCTCCAGATGTTGGACCAGGCTTATTTGTTCCTGGAAAAACAGCCACACTTCCTCCCGTAGCAGGACCTGTATAGAAATAAATATCTCCAGAACCAGAGCCTTGGCGTTTCAAATAATAAGTGTATTGGGAATATAAATTGGTAACCAAAGTATTGTTGCTAGTGGTCATTGTTCCACCACTAATGTTGAAGGCAGCTCCCGCTCCACTTGAATAGGCTTGTAGGGCAGCGCTACTTCCAGATGTTTGAAACACCCCACCATAAGCCTGTGAACTTGCTTGGCCTAAAACACCAGCCTGAAGAACGCCATTTGCGTAGCCAATCACACCGCCATTTGCGTTGTAACTTGCATTTGCTACTACGGCATAGGTTGAACCAGAAGAACTGTAAGCGCCATTGAATAAAGCATTACCTGTGATGTTAATGTTTGCACCACCAGAGATATTCCCTGTAAAACTACCCGTAGCACCGCTTAAATCACCCCTGAATATTCCATTGTTGAAGTAAACGTTACCAGTACTTCTTTGAATATAGTATCCAGAAGTTCCATAGGTTCCAGAACTCCCATAGGTCGGAGGAGTACTTCCGTTCCAATTGTCAGATTCAATGTCTTGAAATATGGATGCAGCAGTCGGTGTTCCCCATTGAGTTTGTCCAGCAGGTACACCATTAATGGTCCCAGCGCTACTGTTGTATTGTCCAAAAGTATAATAGAGCACAGACCCGACAGACACCGAAGGAGCCGTCAAAGACCATCCAGTCGGAGCCGTGGCACCTGAAGTATTGGAAGGCGTAGATGGGGCAGCTGTTGATTGAGATTGGCTCTTGTAAGCAGTAAGAGCGCTTAAACCATTACCACCTGATCCTGAATAACCACTAAACCCGCTTAGTCCGCTGAAGCCACTTAGTCCACTATTTCCGCTAAAACCACTCTTGCCACTTGCTCCACTAGTTCCAGATACCCCATTTTGTGAAACCTGAACAATTGGATAACCAGTATTTGTCCAATCAAGCGTTGAAGTTACTGTGTTGGCAAGTACAGACAAAGGGATATAAATGGCCCATAATGTGTCCCCTGGCGTTGTGTCCGATGGGATCGAGCTACTCCATCCAGAAGGCGGGCTAAATGAATTCAAAACCCATGTATAGGTTGAGGTCGTAGAAGGTCTTGCCGGAGCCGATCCAGTAGTCCATTTGTAAATAGCAGGTAAAGCCGCCATTAAAGCGTTTGTTCCCGTTATAACGTCCAAGTCAATGGCAGCGCCTGAATCAACGACAAAAGACAATCCAGGTGAGGTGGCAGACGCTATAAGGCTGATTTGCCGTCCACCTGAAGTTGCATACCAAATTGATTTGGTACTCCCAAAACCACCCGTTACAGCTGTCCAAACGTAGTCAGCTGGGTTGGTAGACTCAGTAGAACTGTTGTTATTTCTGCTACCGTAATAAGTAGCGCCCGTGGGTGAATCAGAAAACCCTACCGAACCATCGTAACTTTGAGCGTATTTGATATACAAATACTTGTACAAGTATCCAATATTACCCGTTGGGCCAGCAACAATTCCAGTCGTGGCATCGATAGAAACGTTTGAACCAAAGTTACTCAATAAGTAATTTACAGCGTCAGAAAGCTCCTGAACGGTTGGGTTGGAACTTATTGAAAACGGCATTAGAACGCATCCTCAGTAATCATACCTTGCCAATTCATAGCTGACACTTGCCAAGTATCTGTAGCATCATTAGAGCCAAATTTAAGGGCTACAGTCCGCACATTGTTCTGTTGAGTAGTTACCCAAGGCGTGTCGGTAGAAATCGATACAACGCCTGTTTGGCCGTATACAGGGGTTTGTGCAGTTGAGTTAGCACCGCCAACAGTAATGTTGACCGTTCCTGTGCCTGACATTTCTGGAAGTAAACGATGGATATAAACCTTAGATGAATAAGGAATAGGGCCATCAGGTGTTGATAAGGCAATATTAGTTCTCTCGAAATAGCAATTGATAGTATTACCGCAGAAACCATTGGTAACTGAGGTTTGAATGATTTGGCTTCCTGATGTGCTTCCTTGGGCGTATACAACGGTTCTAGAGGCTAAAGCAAAGATGGTGTTAAAGACTGGAGCTTCAACGCCATGTGCAGCGTTTTGAACGTCTTTAGGGGCATTCCAAACCTGTAGATCGTAGCGATAAGAAATCATCTTATTGCACCAACCAGTTGAATTTAGATCAGGATAGTAGATTTCAATCTGGTATTTTTGGGTGTTGTTAATCATAAAAAGACGATTAACATACGTTTTGTTCAGATTACTGAAAAAGTAATTCTTGATAACTTGGTTGCCAATTCCCGAGAAATTAGACCCATCGAACTGCCAAATGTCCCTAGCATCAATTCCATAAACCATCGAATCAGTATTGGTCCAGCAGTTCTCATTAATCAACCCACGCCCTTGGTTAAAGAGTCGAACACCGAATATAGGTGCTGTTGAATTCTGGTAATTAATAGGTGAAAGAACAACGGTATCCCAATAAGAGCAAATATAAAAACTACCGCCAAGGAAAAACCCGTCAATGATCGGACCCCGAACAGGTATTTCTTGTTCATTAGCAATGTTGTTTAGGGTGGGATTCCATGTCTTTGGTACGGTTGTATTGGCAAAAGCCTGTGACCAACGAATGGTAGTCGGGTAATTAATGGTAAACCCAGTTGAATAGGATTTGGTCAGATTACCAGCTATCAGGATATTGCCTACGTTAGGAGAACAATAGTTCCTGACAAACCCAGCAGTAACCGAAGTTACTCCCACTACTGATTCATAGTTCCAGACATAGCTGTCAGGCGTTGAATCATAGATTGCTATTTCAGTCTGAGGAGAACCAGAAGCCAGATAGTTTCCAAAGTACATGGGCGGTCTTAAGCCGTCATTAATAATGAAAACCTGACCCACCCAAGAAGAAGTAATGACGATATCGTCTGTATAGCCTGACAAGGCAACAGAAGGGTTGGCTCCCACTCCAGGCGTAATATTGGAGATACCAGACGCGGTCACCATGTACCACTTGCCTTCTCTGGTTGCTACGATATTGACCCATTGAGTTTGGGTGCGGTAGCCAGCATCGATGAAAACAACGTTGCCTGGGATGGAGGATAGGATATATTGCTCTCCAAGAACCTTCTTAACGCCCCTTACATCGGTTTCCACGTTCAAGCCTGAGTTGTACTCATTCGGTGCCAAAGCATTGCTAGGCACATCTGGAGTGAAACTCATGTTTGAAAAAGGTGTACGAAGCGGTAGATAGTCGCTCATGGATGTTAACTTTAAGTTATATAGTTAGTGATTTTAATTTAGTTCTTAAATAATTCCAATGCTTTTATTACCTCATTTGGTTTGATAAAGGCATCTATATTGTATTCTTGCTCTTCCCAAATAATAAATTGGAAGGGGCTTAGATAATCCCTGCTCTTGAGAAGATTGATGTTTTCCTTGTGGCCAAAGATTTTGGGGTCTGATCTTGAGAATATTGCTATTCCTTTCTTGCCCTCTCTCCACGCCAAGTGCTGAAAGAAGCTGTCGCAAGATAACCATGTTCGGCATTCTTTCAACAGTTCCCTAAGTTCATCAAAACTCAGGTTTTCTCTAAAGTCTTCACAAATTTGCTTTTCACCAGTAACCCCAATCTGAATCACGGGTTCTGATATGTTTTTCAAGACCTCTTCCCAATAAGGGTAATTCTTAGGATTGGGCTTACCGTTGCGTAAAGCCTTGCTATAGGGGCTGAGAATAATCATAAGTACATCTTTCTAAAAGCATCTTCCAAAGTACCTTTCCAGTCCCATTGAGACATCTTCAAATAAATATTCCATTGATCAATACTACCGAATCCCCTTTCAGCATGTTCTATAGCATGGCCAGGGACAATGTCAGGATAGCAACTGAACACCAAAGGGTTCTTGATCTCAGGAAGTATCTTAGAAAACACAATGTGATCTCCTAGACCGCCATTAAGAACAACAATCGTGTGATCCTTATATTGCATGAAATTCTGGAATATCTGTTCGTCATGGTCGTATAGGGAATTGTCAGTCTCACTTCTAATGCCGCCCTTGGGGTTCTTTAAATGCCATGTAATCGCATCAGGAACGACGTAGAGCTTCAATCCCTTCTGGTATAGCCCGTAACTAAACAAAGTCTCCTCACGGTGCGCTACCCTTGATAAACCAATGTTGTAGTCGTGTATACCAGCCCTATATACAAAGGAGCAATGTAAGTGTTGAACTTCTTTTTCCTTTTGGATGTAATTCCATTGAATATTGGGTTCTTTAGAAATATCAGTTATTTTGCCCGTGCAAGGGTAGATTTGTGGTTGCAAAGGAGGCGTCAAGATTGATCCACCCACAGCCCCAGCATCTTTGCGTATGGCATAACTCAACAAAGTTCTGAGGACGTTAGGCTCTGGGATGCAGTCATCATCCATTCTCCAGACCCACTTGTAGCCCATTATGTTGGCAGTCTGGTGATTCCAATGGGGTCCTGATTTCTGAGCAAAAACCCATTCCCATTGGATGTTCTTTAAGTCCATCATTTGGAACAAGTTTTTATAGATCAATTCTTCCCGAACGTCTCTAGGCTCATCATTGTCATCAAAGATAACCACCTTGTCTGGTTTCTTGGTTTGATTAATGATGGCTGCCAAAGCAAGGGGTAGGGTTGTATCGTATCGGCCTCTAGTACCGATTGAGCAAAGTACACTATTCATTTCTAATCCAAATTTCTTCACTTACTGGTAAATTACAAATATTGAACGCATTGCCAAATTGGTCAACGCTCCATGATTTCAATTGATTTTGTTGAATAGGTTTGTATCCAAAAAAATACAGGGCTTTATGAATATGCCAGAAACCTTTATATGTCGGGTGAAGTTCTCCATGTATTTCAATGGCAATAGTTGTAATCCGAGCCATATCTTTAGGATCGGCATTTAAAAGAATATCGTACTCACCGCCTTCGCAATCTATTTTAAGAAATATATTGTCGGTCGATAGTAAACTTAAGATATCTTTAAGATATATGGTTTTGACTTCTTCATAGTCCTCGCTTGGACTGTAGACACTATTGTGGCCACACTTGTCTTGTAAGCCAATCTTTACTGTTTCACCGCTAACATTTGAAACAATATTCTTGTGAACAAATATGTTGTGTATTCCAGCTTGCTTAATGTTATCTTTTAGTATTTCGACGGTAGAAGATACTGGCTCAATTGCTATTACTTTACTTGCGCCTAGTGTAGATGCAAGTATAGAAAACATGCCCATATTTGCACCGATGTCGATAAACTCTCGATCTTTGCAAATCTCAGGCGTTATAGCATAACTGTTATTAACAATGACTTCATGATAAAGTTCATTGGCTTCTTTACTTCTATATCCTAACCATTCCAAGCTATCCATATTCAATTCCAATTTAATTTAAGTTGCTATTAAATCCCATACTTTTGTGTTTTCATTCCAAGTGTACATTTTAGGCGCTTCTTCCGTGCCGACATCAGTAGGATATGGAACTGGACAAGTCCAAGTCCATGTTGGTCCACTAATTGTCCAACTAGGATAAGGCTGCGGAGCGTAGAACACATCATTGACTGGGTCATAGGTGTATCCTATACCAGCATAGTTACCTCTTAATGGTGTGCCCCCATTGTTGTGTGTACCGCCTTGGGTGTTGTAACTGGTTTGTTTCCAGTTGCCACCAATCAATCGTTGGCAAAATGCAATACCAATGGATTCCAAGTGGTTGCCTTGTGCGTCTGCTGTGTCAGCGTCTGCCACCACAATCACTTGAGTGACTATGTTGTTTGAGTCAATTTGTGCAAAGTGAGCCATTATCTTCCCCCTAATTCTTTAATCTGTTCGTCTGTCCAAATAGTATTGATAGAGTCTTCAAAAGCCTTAATCTTTTCCATTGTTGCATCCAATTCTTTCCATGTCGGGCATGGTCTTGGGTCTTCCCATTGGGTGATGTTGCGGTTGCTGATTTGCCACTTAGCACCTGGCCTAAGCAGCTGAAAGGC